GCTGGCAACAGCACCCTGAGCTTTTGCTCTTACCATATGGAGACAGCCTAATGGTCCCAAGACATTTCTACGAACCGTTACCATCTCTGAGACAATCAGACATGCACAGTTCGTGGATATACCAAAGGGACTACAAGGCGCTGCTTCGCTCGACTGGCCACCTTTTTAAAGATGGCCGATGGACCGATGACGATACTGGTTCGTTCCACGTTTATCGTGAATATGAACCAGCTTGTGTATCTGAGAACCATCCTTTTACCTTTCCGTCTTACGAGGCGGAGGGTTTAGGAGACTTCCCAGGTACGGAAAGGAATGGCAATTTTCGAGTTTGTGTGACGAGAGGATATGATTCTTCCCGTTACTATGGCCCGATAGCTGACGTTCCAATCCCCGATCCAGTCGAGCCGGATTATGGTGACTTCGTCCTTGCTCTTAATGAGCAGGGAACGAAGTTCATCAAATCCGCGCGTCCTGGGAACCCGTCTGCGAATCTCTTCCAGTTTGTGGGAGAGCTTCATCAGATTCCCCAGTTACCACGTCTAAGACGGTTGGGACTCGAGACCTTTCGAGATCTTGGTTCTAACTATCTAAACGTGGAATTCGGTTGGAAACCGTTTGTTGGCGATCTCGTGGATATGTATAATACCCAGAGAAAGCTCGAGAAGACTTTACAAAAGCTTCGCGAGAACAACGGTTTGATCATCCGAAGACGCCAAAAGCCGCGGACAACCACTACGACAAGCGTCCAATGCGAGGGTTCCTTAAGTGTTCCTTTTGGACACCTAGGGGACACCACTATCGGTGGTAACTCGCTTTTGGAGGGCTATTTTGTCGGAGGCCCCACTGGGGTCGCTGACTTAGGCCTCTATACGTTCACTGGACAGTGTGATTACAACTATTCAGTGTACGATACGCTTACTACCTGGTCATGTGGCAACTTTGGTTACTACGTGCCAGATATCGGGTCGTCGCAGTGGACGGAACGAGCGAAGAGAGCTCTGTTCGGGCAAAATCCAACGCCCTCACAACTCTGGGAACTCATTCCTTGGTCCTGGTTAATCGACTGGTTCTCTAACGTAGGCGACATTATGTCGAACTTG